CCATACCCTCTCCGGCGTGCTGCCATTCCTGAAGTGTGCGCGTCGATAGTCCTGTCTGTGCTGAAAATTGTGTGAGTCCGATTGCAATCCCTGTGATCTTATCCAGTAGCGCATTGAATGTGAGACCTGTCCCGACCGCAGCGGCTGCAACGCCTAAAAATGAGGTCGTGCCCTTGTCGATGATCGCAAAAAAGTCCTTCGCCTTTTTCTCATCGGCTTGGACTCCCAGCTCTGCAAATAATTCTGCTACTTTTATGCCTGCCATTTGCGCCTATTATATCACTTTCCTCTGGTTATTTAACCACCTTTTTCAATCCGGCTTTTTGATATTAAGATGCTGCCATGCTCTTTCGTAGTCCCCCAAGAATTTCTCATAATGGAGCATTAACATAAATTCATCGATCGGCGTGTTGAGCATATCCCCCATACTTCCATAACCGGCCTTTGCGAGCCGGAGCGATGACATCTGAATACGATTAGCCAAGATCTCGGTTTGCGGCAGCTGTTCGTCGCCCTTCGGGATAAGAGTCTTTACTCTGAAAGGCGAGGCGGAAAAAAAGGGGAAATGTTGGCGGTCATTACTGCTTCTGATATAGGGAAATAATCCTGTCTTCTCTTCTCATCTTCAAATGTATCCTTAGTGATGCGCTCATTATTGTACGTTGCTTTTTCCATACACTTAAAAAGGATCTCTTTTATCTTCGGCGTTAACAGCAGACCCATGACATCGGTACTGTTTAACTTTGAAAATTCCTTGCCCTCTATCTTTTCCAGTACCAGACGAAATAATTCTCCGCAGGTTTCTGCACTTGATACTGTGATCTCGACTTCTGCTCCGGACGGAGCTGTGAATTTGACGCTCATAATTTAACCCCCTCTATATTTTACATGATCGCTCTTGGACTATTGCTGAACAGTACCTCATAAACCGTAACGGCCTGATTGGTGTCGCCCGAGACGTTTTCTTTTGATCCCGGCATCTTTGTGAATATCCCGCCCGAGACATCGTATTGTTCTTTTGATATGTTCGTCGCGCCGTCTCCGACTCTTTTCACGAATTGACCGCTCAATAGCGAGAACGCCGGTGCATCAGCATTGAGGCTGGCAAGTAAACTGTTGAGGTATTTATCATCTCCGGAAGCTTTGATCACTCGAAGAGTCATCTTCACATTAAGCCCCGTCGCATTCCATCCAAACAAGCTGTTCCCATTCTTGCCGGTTTTGACATTGGCGAGCTGGTTCGGATACTCGAGCAATACGCAATCATCGTCTGCGAGATTGCTTAATATCCTATCGTTGATTTTGACTACATCCGATCCTGTTAAAGCTAATACACTCATGACTTGCCCTCCTTTTTATAGTTCTTTGAAATTACCGTTCTGATCTATTTCGACTGTATGCCCAGCCATATGTCCCATTCCTTGTTTTGCTTCCGTGGCTTCATATGATACTTCAATCTTGCCTCCGCCAATGTTGTCAACAGAATATCCACCGCCAGATTCGTATCCAGCGGGTTTAAATTTTTTTAAGAGTTCTTTTATCTTTGACTCTTGTTGCGGCGACAATTTGTATCCTGCATTGAGCTGAACGAGCATACCATTTTCTCTCTTGAACATTCCCATGTTTAGTTTACGTTGACGATGACATCGCTGTGATGTATCGCGCCCGCCTCTTTAGCTGCGATCTGGATTAGAGGCGCCTTTCTTGCGGCCCGATCGATCGGTGACTGTAAAGCGATCGGTGCCGAGTAAATGTAATAACCGTTGTCGGTGACATTGCGTTTGAGATCCTCTGGGTTGCCGAATGTAGATGGGTTCGTCCAGGTCAATCCGCTGGCCAGATATCCATTCGTCAGCCCCTGTCTGCAAACACTTGCATATGCGCCCTTCAGTCCTTCCATGCCGGGCTCGGTCTGCGGTATCTTTGTGTTTGTGGTTTTGAGATAGTTATACCCTGCGACCTGTATCGCGAGCTTTAACCAGAGCTGCCCGTAAATCTGATCCGAGTATTCATTGGCCCCATAACTGATCACCCCGGGGTCCCCGGCGACTGAAACGTAGATATCGAATCCGTAGCTTGTGGCTGCGAGATCGATCGCTGACGATGCCGCATCCGGATCGGGTAATACACCAGCTAATGTTTTGAGGTTCATCGTCGCCATTGTGTTGGATCCCGTGAAGTTTATGCCGAACAGTCTCGATGCATAAGCCGCAGCCATGACTCCGGCTTCACTTTCGCCAAGAGAATAATACAGGCAGCGGGTATGAGTGAGTGTCGCTTCCTGTACGTACTCAAACAATGCTGTAATATCCGCTGAATCATATCTTCCGATGAATGTGAGTTTGTCCTGGGTTTGCATATAATTAGCAAAGTTTTTGAGATCGTTAACAGTTTCTTCTTCAGTGAATAAAACTCCGAAGTAGTAAACCAAAAGCTTCGTCCTGTTGACTGCCGACACCAGATCTTCTTTAGTCAATGCATCCCGGCCATCAACGATCGCTACAGTACCAAGTCCATTGAGATACGTTACTCCCGTTATGTCTGTTCCGGATGCCGGTGTTTTAAGTTTCGTCACCTTTGAATTTGCGCCTGTCGTCATTGATACAAACGTAAATCCGCCATTGCTGTTGTTCGCTGTAGGATCATAACTGACATCCGCAGAAGGCAGCTCATTGCCTATGATCGTTGCGACATCCGCATAAGTCGTGCATTTCTGAACGCCATTTACCAATGCGCCGGTCAAACCATTCATGAGCGTTGCTCCACTTATGTCTGTTCCTGAGCCCGGGGAAACTGCTGACAATACTGATACTGTTGATTTCCCGCCCGTTGTCTTTGATGTGATTATGAGTCCGCCGTCTCCGCTGTTTGCGGCCGCATCATAAGCACAGGTCGCATACGCGGTTATCTTCGCAGCAATAACAGCTGCGACACCCGCGAGATCCGTAACGCCACTAAAATCACAGGCCGTGACATCATGTGCCGTCCCGTCCACTATGACATGAAAGCTGCCATCGTCTATCGCCTCAAATACCGTATATGCTCCCGGCTCAAGCGTGGTCATCTTTCCGGCTGTTGATACGGTATGAGTGAAATTCAAACCCGTCGGTGTGTGATCCGATCCGTCAACTGTGATCTTGAGAGATCCCGCTGATATTGCCTGAAACCCGGCCAATGCTCCGGGTTGAAGTGTTTGCATGAGTCCGGACGTAGGATCTGTATTTGTAAGAAGGGGAATAACTACAATGTATCCGCCGCCGGTAAGAACATTCGGCGACTGCGAGAATACCGCAACGGCCCTCTTGTAAGTCTCTGAAGTGCTTCCAAAATCTGTGGCGACACCGTCTGGTGATATGTAAACCTTGTACCCAGCAGTCCCAAATCCGGACCCCGGTGTTTCATCCGTAAATATGCCCAGTGAATTCACATTGAAATTCGGCAGCCCCTGCGGAGTCGTCATCAGCGTCACGGTAATGATTTTACTAAGGTCTACTTCCATTATTTTGGCCCTCCTTGCGAGTTGTTGGCTTTATTATAGCACCTCGCGATTATTTTGCAATACTTTTTATTAAGCATTAAAGGTCTCTTCAGTGTTGAAGTTGTCGAAGTATCCCGCCACTTTCTCCTTGGAGTACCGGGCATGAATTATGATCGCGGCATGATACCGATTTGTCTGTCCCGCACCCTCTGCTGCTGATGCGTCGATAAACTGATCAGAAAACGAGAAAATCCTGAACCCGTTAGCTTCTTGCTTCTGCTGTGAGTAAAACGAGTCCAGAGCTAAAAGCACTTCTTCTTTACGTTCCCTTGCCTCGCTATTTACGGACATGATGTCAATCCCGATCTCTTTTTTTACGATGAGCTCTTGTATTTCTTTTGGCGTTGTATCTGTGCTTATCGATGACTTCCCCCCGATCTTTATAGTTGAAACTTCCGACAGCACGATGAGCATATCGTTGTACGTTGGGAAGTTGAAGTTCTGATTATAGATAAATACTCTGAAATCGTTCGGGTTCTTAGATGCTGGATCCCCCGGCTTAAGGTTCAATTCAGTTTCAATGATGTCCTGAATGATCTTTATATATTCTTCGCCTTGATTTTCTCCGCTCATGTTCTCTCCACATAGTCTTGGACAAGATCGTACTGAACGTACCCGCCCTGACTCCAGTCTGATTTCGCCATGACCCTGAACTTTAACCCGTTGTAGTCTACGATATTGTCGCCCACTGTAATCGAATAATCTGTGCGCGTCCAGAGCATCCACCAGCGCCATGCTCGCTGTCCTTCCGGCTTAAAGAATATCCTCTGCGGCGTCATCGGTTCGAACACGCCCTCAAAGGGATAGTCCGTTGCTGTCTTTGATATCTCCCCGTCTTGCATCTCGTCCGTGATCTTCCTGAATGTCATCGCCCTGGTCCATCCCGCCATAACACCCTTCATATCCGGGAACGGCCCAGATCGTGTAACGCCCGCACTTCCTATTTGTCTCATATTACGATCCTCTCTTCACGACTTTACTCGTGATCGATCGCTGCAACTGCGAACTCTCAATCAATATCTTAGTGCTGCCCTTGGCGGCCGCCGTGGCCGGTTTAATTGCCTTCCATGCCCCGAACCCGCCGGACTTAAACGCATCACCGATCGCACCCTCTGCTTCAACGCCAATGAGCTTGAGTATCGGCATGGGGTTTCCCGCTACAAGATTTTCGGCTATGATCTCCTGCGCGCGCCTCACCAGACCCCCCGCCCTTTTTTGTAGTGGCATTCTTATAAACGATCGTGGCGGTATCTTGCGTTTGAAGGACCCGAACTCATGGACTACGCCGATGCTGGCGTTTGACTCTTTACCATCATCCCGGGCGTTCTTATTTGAAAGTATTCCGACTCTGATCACCAAATTGTTTGTGGCCGTCAACGCCTTGATGACGTTATTGAGCTTCCGCATATCCACCCTTACTTTTATATCTGGCATTATGGGTTTGTATCTCCTCCGGCGGTTCCGATATTTCCTGTTACGCGCGGCTGCACATAGGCGAGAAACTTCTGGCCGTAGCCGGTCTGTGCAAAATACGCATCGAATGAGTCCTTCTGGAAACGATCGGGCACGCTGTAACTGACACTGACGCTGCCCACGCTCTTTGATGATATAAGTCCCTCTCCGCGGCTATCTATACCCGACTCTGCCATTCTCATGTCCATGGCCAAGAAATGAGCCGTACAGTAATAATATGCATCGAGCAATACCTGTGCGTTTTCAAATATGTCCGGGTTCGTGAAATTGATAGACTGATTAAACGATTTCTGAATATCAAAGTCAACGATGTATTTTGACTGGTCAACCTGAACCGCTTCCCATGTCGGCGGGTCCGTAACATCGGTCGGCAGTATCCCTGTTGCGCTTGTTAAAAGCATTTTATAGAAATTCGTGGTATTGCCCGTCAAATACGATACCTGCTCGTCTTTGAAATAAACCTTGTTGACATTGAACGGCAGCAGATACGGAAAATCCCTTGTGAAATAATTCCTGAAATCCGTTGTCGTTACTGACAAAAGGAACGAGCTGAAGTCCTCCGATGGCACCGGCAGATATGGATACGGCCATACCTGAATCGGCTCTGCGAAACCGTCTGGCGCGTACGTCGCCTGCGTTATGATCAACGTCCACGACCCGGCCGCATTTGGAATGAACGTCGCCTGATAATTTCCGTTTGATAACAGCGTGACCGTGACCGCAACTCCCGTTATCGGAAGTCCATTAAGATATAATTGTTTTACAAAATCTGCGCTGACAAGACTGTCAACCGGATCTCCATTTTCGTCGGCGATATGTAGTGGACCGCTATAGTATGTTTCTCCAACTTTTTGCATTTGCGTCTCCTATTCCCTGATATATTTTATCAGTCCCGTCAAGTCCATTGCAATACTTCGTGGATGTTTACGATCTCCTGAAACCGAGGATGGTTCGGACACCAGCTCTCTCCATGATCGCAGACATCGCATCGTTGTCCTATTCCCTCACAGTAAATCTTTCGATCATGAATGTCCATCTCCTTGAAGTCGGCTGCCTTGAAATTCGGGTCGTCCAGTATTTCAGGTCCCATACTACACTCCGTATCTGAAAAGCCGATAGCTGACCATCCTGTTCACGTACTTATTCGGCCCGGCCTTCCCCGTCAAAGGATCTACGATCGTCTGATCCGGCTTCATCACAAAGAAATGCCTCGCATCGGGCTGAACCTTATTCGCGTAATAATTGGTAGTGCCGATGCAGAGCTGTATCGGGTTTACATCTACTTTCCCCAGGTACGTCATTCCCACCAGCTTATATGCGATATCGTTCTCGATTAAACCCACATTGTTATATCCGCCATGATCTGTGAATAATTTATTGACATCGCGCGGGTCCCTATTTGTGAGCATGGACAAACACAGGAGGTAGCAGCCAAAATTAGCGATCGTCAAGTTTGTGTGATCGATCCTAAGATTGCGCCATCGCCAGTCGTACTGACAGAGCTTGCTCATATACTACCCTCCTTATTCTGATCCGGTAAAAATACCGTTCTTAAACTTCAACGTCTTTGTCCCCGAAGGCGTGTTGACAACGATCGATTCCGTAGATCCCGCCTGTCCCTGTACCGTGAACGAGTCCGCGCTTACAATCGATGTGGCGGTGATGTTTTGAGCTTTGAAGTCGAACCAGCTCCCGCCTCCGTCTGTGAGCTTTAACGGTCGATCCAATCTCACAAATGTTTCTGTTGTGACGGTATGATCGAAATTAAAGTCCGCGGTGTAGATCGCGTTTGTCGCGGCATCATAATGTCCCATCGTGAATGTCGCCTCGGCTTCATCGCTGACATCGAACATCGCCAGGCTGCCTTCGACGATCCCGACCTTTTTTCCAAAGATAGAATTTACAGATGGGATGAGTGTCGGTGCCGTTACATCGTATAACGTTCCTCCCAGATCAACGCTGAAAGTGTCCTTGCCCATTCTCCAGTACGCATCGGCCGACCCTACGATCATTTCCCCGGTTCCTACTTCTCGGGGGTTGATGATCATGTTCGTTCCATCTTGTTTGATTGACGACTTCGATGTGTATCCCATCGTTAACTTTTGATTATCACTATCAAGATATACGTCGGCATTTGTATAGTGCCAGTCCGTGACCTCCTGTGTTATCGCATTATACGTTGAGAACCTCATCTGTGGTCGAGATCCCGCTCCCAGATATCCCGGCGGCGAGAATATGAGCTGCGCCTGACACTGATAGTCGCTGGTCATCGTGAACATCGATCCCCAGCTATTCGCAAGATACACGATGCCATTTTGAAAATTGAATCCGCCATTAGCATCGGCAAAATTTACCGAGTCGGCAGCGACGTTATAACTCATGCTCGCTGAACTTAATCCATCTTCACTGATGAATCGCAACTGTGGATACGCGCCTCCCGCCCGCTCATAAATTGAAAGACCTCCGTAGAAAACTGACGGTACCAGCGTCGGCCCAGACGTGTACGTCGACAGCACCGGCGTTTCAACTCCAGATATCGATTTTGTATCGACCATGATGTAATTGCTTGGATCAGATCCCAGCAGTTTCGTCCCCGTCGGCAGCGTTACTGCTCCCAGAAACTCACTCGTGCCATTAACACGCAAGGACCCGGCCGTAAGCGCCTGTGCGCCCAACGTCACCGCTCCCGTAGCCCCTGTGTACGGAACATAAGTTGATGACGCGTGTGCCTGATACTCGTATGTGCTTAAAACACCGATCAGATCCGTTTGATTGTCGATCACGCCTCCGATGCCGCCCCAGTTCACGCCTCCCGATCCCACGGCCGTCGTTTGAATAGATCCATCCGGGAACTTATACCCGCCCGCCTTTGACTCGATCGTGCCCGTGACTTCCAGAGTGTGAACGCCCAAGTTGACATCAGCGGCAGCTCCTACATACGGAACCAATCCCGATACGTCGTGTACGACCCCGGTCAAACTCGCACCGTCACCGTAAAGATTATTGATGTACCCATTATTCCATCGATGACTTGGGCTTCCGAGATTTTCAGACCCATCATCTGCGGGACCAAAACTGCTGCTACATTCGAGCAGTTGATCGCCCGGGTTTAATGTTATGTTTGCGTTTATTATCGAGTGCGCTTCTGTGCTTACATTTACAAAAGCGATCGAGCTGACCTCGTCGGTGTTGTACGATATAGAAGTCATCTGTCCGTGTACGCCTATTATCCTTCCCCCTACCAGAGGATTGACCGTCGGCGTAATCATTGGAAACGTCAATGTGTATGGATCTCCGGGCCCACCTATATTAATGAGAAAACTCTCGTTTGAAATCGTTGCATTTGTCGCGACATCACCCGCAACCAATCCCTGATCGAATCGCGGCTGACCATTGACCACAACCTCCGGCGTTGTTTGATCCAACCTTAATGCTGATTCCCATGTCAACATTCCGGTACTTGATGAACTCAAAAATTTATTAGATGCTGGCAATGCAGCTGGCAAAGTATATGTGATATCTGATTCCTGCGTCGCTCCCTGAAAAAACGACCAGTAATTTGCGCTGTTATCGTAAATGCCGAGAGATTGAGTCGTCGTGTTAAATCTCACCCCTTTGTTGAACCACAAATAATCATCCGTCGTATTGTAAACAATAGCCCCTGTTTTAGAATACGTACTATCGGTAAAAGTTAAACTCGGCGATGCTAAGTCCACGCCGGGAATGAAAAGAGCATTTTTGATAGCCCCAAAATAAAAATATGGATCGCCTACTGCTGAAAGCATGGGAATATAAGTTGATCCATATACGTGAAAGTTTTCAGTATGCCAATATCTTGATGCGTCAGATCCGAATTGCAAACCGCCATTAAGTTCGACAGACGTCGCTGTCATACTCCCGCGCGCTGTCACCGTCGCCAAAGTATCCGCTTCTGCTGTAAGATACGTTGCCGCTGCGTGTTCTTTTGTTTCAAACGTAGCAAGTGCCGAGGGTGTGATGTAATCAGAGTCCGGGCTGGCTACGCCCACAACGCCCGCGTTGCCCTTCAAAATGCCCTCAAGCGAGCCGATCTTAGCGCCTGTGACCTCTATTGACCCCGCATTATCTATCCACGCTACGTCCGAGTTGTTGACGGTAACCTGAAACGGACGATGATGCCCGCTGCCGAGCGATGCCTCCGTGACGTTGACTTTTAACCCCTCATACCCCGCCTCTTCGCTCTGTGAGATATACGCGTCTACTAATCCCCATGATTGAGCTCCTGCGATCGCGCTTAACCCCACGCCGCTATTGCCAAAACTATACGCCATAGCTTCATTCGTCAGCGGCAAATTTATGCTGTGTGCCAAGACCCCGGATGGGAACAATATCCTATTTGCTCCATAATATCCTGTTGTAAAGTCTATATAAAAATCAGCCAGTATCCTATCATCGCCCCAACTCGAGTTCTGAATCAGCCAAACCTTTCCCTGCGTGACATCTTCCGGCCCCGCGTATAAGACCAATGCCGCACCCGCATCCGTTGTATTCGTTGTCCCGGCTACAAAGTTCGCATCTGAAGTTGAAAAGACGATAATCGTCGCTCCATCCTTTTCACTGTCCCTAAATATGAGGTTGCTGCCGCCTCCACCGCCGAAGGACTGTGAATAAGAAAGCACTGGCTTATTAACTGCATCGTTATTGATCGTAATCAACGGCTGATCCGCAACCGTCCCATCCCCTGTCTTTAATCCGCCGCCCAGGCTTTCTATCGTTCCGTTAACGGTCAAACGCGAGCTCGGCTCGGTCGTACCGATGCCCACGTAATTAAGCGGCGACTTAATATAGATCGACTTGTTGTAGATGTTATAATCCGCTCTGCAAACACCTGCGATCAACGCCATTCCCAGAAGTGCGAGTCCGATTTTTCTGATCATGCGACCATGACTCCTTTCAAAAATAATGTTGATCCCAAGTTGTTCTTTATGCTCACCTGTGTCCCCGATGATATCACACAAAGCGCGCCCGCGCTATCCGTTGTTTGTACGTTCCCGGAGTCGTTCAAAATCTCGACTGTACCGTCATTAACAAAATTGAATTGCGCCCATGCCGTACGCTCTCCGATCATTACCCACGCGAACCCGGACGTCGCGTCCGGAAGATCCAGCGCCTGTCCATCGTTTAACGATACGCCGATCGGTGCGAACGAATCTGATCCTGAAATGACCTTGCCCGTCGGATCCGTAGCCAGCATCTTCTTTGACGTGAGGTTGCTCAAGATCAGGTTCCGCTTTATAGTTTTATCGCCTTTTGTTTCTGACATCGTCACCTTTCATGAGAGGCGGGAAGCGCAATCTCCCCGCCCCACATTGAACTACATAATCACGACTCTACCCGCAAACCTGCAATCCGGGACCTCCGGAACTATCAACGAAACGTCGCCAGTGACGTTATCGTAATCGACATCAAGCTCCACCTTTGACTCCGTTGTCGATGTAGTCTCGTACACTACAACAGTCGGGTTCGTACCCATACCATGCGTTGCGCCCGTGATCGCCAGCGTGTACAATCCACCGCCTGCAGTACCCCAGTCAGTCGTCGCATCGAAATCCTGCGCGTACTTCGACACCCCAGGACTGTATGAAGTTGGCAGCGCCCTATAATCCCACACACCCGCGGCCGTACTGATATCCTGAACCGTGAACCTGAATGTTTCTCCGGCCCCCACGACCTTGATCGTTGTGCCCGCGCTGTTCTTCACCGTGAGCGCTGAAGTGATCGCTTGAATCACTACGGCCCATCCCTTGATCGGCAGCGTCGTTGCATCAGGCAAATTCACGTCCTGCGGTGCAGCAGCTGTCAGCTTCTGCCAAGAATAGCTATTCTTAGTTAACGTTTCTGTTGCCGATATCGTCGCAACCCTCAATCCCTGATCAACCCTTACCTCGCCCACTATCGCGCGCTTTACATCTAAATCTCCAAATACCTTCATGATCTCACCCCCTCTCTAAGTTATTATTTTTACATAACCACTGAACACGGTCGTAACCCAAA